ATATCTGTAGTTGGGTTAAGTAGATTAGTAGATTAAAATTCTTCTAGCCAAGATTCTGAAGTAACTAACTTAGTTGTTACATTACCTATAGCTTCATACTTAGCAAAGACTTCATTAGTATTAGCTTTGTTGATTATGTTAGGATGAACCTTAGTTATAATCTTCCTAATAGTAACTCCTCCAAACAGATTTACTTTCAACGTAAAAGATAATGTATGAGTAACGAATCTTCTAGTTTGAAAATCACCATCATAATCATCTTGAACTGTTACACTATTTAGTATGATAGGTACGTCTTGAATGATACCCATATCTGGTATAGCATTGATAGAGATAGTATATTCAGGTGTGAATGTAGGGAGTATCTGTTCAATAATCTGAAGACCATCTTCTTGTGTCTTAGTCAGTATGTATAAAGAAATGTCTATGTTGTATGGTACAGGACTTTGTAATGTGCTAGAAGTATTTGCACCTGTATTATGCGTAATCTTTTGCATCTTATTGACTTTTCTGGAAGGATCATAACTATATCCAGTTATCTCAAATGCCATTCTTGGAAGAGTTGTGTATACGGTATTCTCAAGGCTTGGGTCTCCATCTATCCTTTGAACCCATTTTTCCTTGTTTGAATAAGAAAGAGGTATCTGAAGTCTTTGAACTGTAGTGCCTGTTACAGAATCACCTTGTTTACGATCAATAAAGATATCAGAGAATAAGTTACCAAATCCAACAATAACCTTTCTGATAGTGCCATTATAAAATGTCTGATTATTTAACATTAGACTTCCCCAAAAGGATTTTGTTCAGAGAATACTATACCCGTTGATTGGGTCTTAAATTTGTTATTGTCACCAAATGAACTAGGTATATCAACATTAGCGTTAATGGTAGTTCCAAATGATTTTAAGGTTTCAAAGGCATCTATCTCAGCAATTCCTGTATCTAATCTTTCAGAGGCATATTGGAACAATTCTACTTGAAGTTTATACACATACAGTTTTCCAAGTTGATAAAATGGGTCTTGATGTTTAACAAACTTGATTTCAAATAATGCCTTGGTCATTGGGTAGTATATAAGATCACCTTCACAAGGTCGATTAGGAAGTATAGTATTCCCTGTAGAACCTATCAGTTGATCCCATCTTCTTCTTGACACTACAAGAGTTGCTGACTGTTCCATCATCAAGCCAAATTTCTGGATCATTGCTCCTTGACCATCAAAGTTATCGATGTTCTCAAAATACATTTCTATTGGATAACTATTTGTAAACCTAGATAATCTATCTTCACCTAGAATCTCATCCTTTGATATTAATGTTCTAGGGATATAGAACAAGTCTTGCCCATAGATTTTCATAGACTCAATAATGATGTCTTCCATCATATATTGTTCGTTGATTGTTCCTTGAGAGAAATATACGTTTCTGGCCATGTTCTAACCTGTGAAAAATGATAATGGAGCAGACTTATTCATCAACTCATCTTCAAGGTCTTTAATTTCCCCAACAGATTCATCATACATTCCTTGACCATCAATTTGAACGCCCCCTGGAAGTAACATACCACTGAACTTCTTAAGGTTAATCCCCCATTGCCTTTTGAATAGACCTGTTGTATAATGTTTCAACCAAGGCTCAGACCAAACTTTATTATATTCTGTTGGGTCTAAGGCACGATAGCATTGAGCAACAACATATTGACCAACATATATTTCAGTAGCCCAATCAATATCAAGGAACAACTTGCCTTGATATCTGTTGAATCTTATAGTGGGGATTCGGTTCAACTCAAAATTTACCATATCAAGATAACTCATTGCTGTGGTATAATAGATCATTGATATAGAAGAAAGGTCAGCAAAACTATTCAGCCTCAGTTGATACTGGATATTATTGAATAGGTTTTGTGAGTTTTGGTAAGTATTACCAATGGGAAGGATATTGGTGATACCATAGACTAAATCAGGCACATTGATAAATTGATTATCATACACACCCTTTACTACTGGAATTGTACCAAGAACTGCTGAACGAGTTGGAGTTGTGATAGTTTCGCCAGCAACGAATGTGCCAAATATCTTATAAACTAAAAGAGTTGACCCAGATGAAACAGAAGTGCCTTCGTGAGTAATAAGGGCAGTTGCGCCAGAAGTTGATCCAGTGACAGTTTCTATTAGGGTAAAACTACCAGCTGTTGCAGTTGTTAGATTAAGCCTTGAGGCTGTAATCAATTGCTTCATGTAGATTTGTTCAACACCATCAGAGTGATACTGTCTCCAGTATTCTAAGGCATCATCAATTCTATCTTCTAATTGATCATCATCCACGTTTATTTCTAAAACTGGAGCACCAAGAGCACGAAGGCAGTATTGTTTCAGTTCTTCTCTACTATGAATTGCCATATTTAATTCCTATATTGATATGACAGTATTTATATAAATGATTTACTCATACATAAAAAGGATAGGAGTTACCCTATCCTATGTATCAATACTAGGGCTGTGTAGGCCAAACGATAACAGAAACCTTAGTAACTCCAGCTGGAGCAACCCATGTATATGTCCCACTAGAGGTATATGCTTGTTGACCAGTAACACTAGTAAAACTTCTTAGATTTTGAAAAGCACCTTGAAGAATACCACTCATGTTAAGCCACTCCCAGAGATCAACCACGTTGTCGCTGTTATTTTAATTGCAGTAGCTGAACCATACTGAGCTAGTGAACGTGTGCCTGTAGTACCAGCAGAACTTAAGTACATGGTGTCTGTAGTGATTGCAATACTGAGAACTTGTGAAGTCATATTGATAAAAGTAATAGCTGTACCAATAGCATAAGCTACAGAGCCATTGGCAGGGATTGTAAACGTACGAGCATTAGCATCAGTTGATGGGTGGAAAATGTGCTTACCAGAATCTGCCAAAACTAAAGTGTATGCTGCGCTCTGGCTGTTTTGGGGTATATTTAAATATCCAACGCTTGATGTACCGTTTACTGTACAGTTAATTAAGTTACCAGAAGTAGGTGTACCTAGTACAGGCGTGACAAGCGTAGGTGAAGTGGATAATACATTATCACCAGACCCAGTTGATGTGGTAACACCTGTACCACCATTAGCAACAGCAAGCGTGCCAGCAAGTGTTACAGCACCAGTAGTTGCTGTAGAAGGTGTCAAGCCTGTAGTGCCTCCGTTGAATGATAATACAGCCGTATCAGTAGTCAATAAAGTTCCAGATGTTGTTGGGGCAGTAATAACCACTGAACCCGCCACTGCAGGAGCTTGGATTGTTACTGTGCCAGAGGTATCTCCAGCGATTACTATGCTACTCATTTATGCGCTCCAAATAGCGGTTGGTATAGTTGCCCACGATTCAACCTCTAGAGGCGAATCAATGATGATCTGTCTGAGAGTTGCTCTATAGGTATCAAACTCTGACACATTCTGCAACTTTGATCTAACATCGACCAATGCTGAGAAATCTGATTCTGTCAGTAGTCGTTTTGCCTGAGCAACATTAGAATCTCTTTTGACTTGCTCGGATGCGGCAATGGCAGCACCCTCTTGTTCTGCTACAGTATGAACGACTGATTCGCTATCGGTGTATTCTTGGAACCTTGGAACTATGCTCCAAGTCTGTTCCCAGTTTTTCTTTTCTGATAGTGTAGGAGCAATCTCAATCAATCTTTGAGTATTTATATCATACACAGGCTGAGGCGAGATGAATACGTTTGCATACTCCGCAGGTGCTTGGAAGACTGTTGGGAATGAAGTATTTGGAAACAGATTTCTTATATCTTGTTCTGATACTGGGTATTCTTTTGTTTTGATTTTTATATAAGCCATTTGTGTTCCTATGCTATAGCAAGAAAGATATAGGTTGCTGAAGTTACATTGATATTTGTTGCTGTGTTTTGATTAACTATGAAACCTGAAGCATCTGGATCAATTGAGTCGTCGGTTGTCACTTCTGCTGATGTAGAGTTCAGACTTAGATGTGGATCATTGCCAGCAACAATACCTCTTGCTGTGTCAAATGTGAACCAATCCCCTGTAGAATCAGTTCTTTTTATGAGGACGAACCTCGCACCAGCAGAGAATCCACAAGCGATTGCCTGAGTTGTACCATTACCTGTGTAGCTGCCTACTTTGGAAACACCAGCGCAGGTTGCAAAGAGGTAAGTAACATAAGTTGTTCCGTTGACGTTTATTGTCCCGTTTGTCCCAACAGAAAAAACAGAAGCTGTTGGTTCAGCCAACCAATAAGACGTATCAATTGCCCCTGGAGAAAAGGCGTTGTTTAGCTCATTTACAGTAGCGTATCCAAGCGGCTCTGCGTACACAAACCAACCCCCAACGCCAGTGCGTCTTTTTCTAATCATTAATTGTGGTTTAACGGTTAAATTATGATTTATGGTGTGGTCTGCGCCTGTGCCTGTATCGCAAACCACGTCAAAGAAGCCGGAAGCACGTTTGAAGAAATAATTTATGTAGGTAAATGTGTTCCAGTTGGTTCGATTGCTGGCAGCATTTGCACCAAGCGTTACCCCATCCATATCGTAGGACATGAGCGCGTCGGTATCAGCTAATTCTGCACCCGTGTTACTAGAGAATAAACTCTTATTTGCCCCACGTAGGCGGTCGTAAGCAAGGTTCCCGTTATTGGCACCATTCCGCTGCTGAAACATCACCATATCTGGTGAAAACCCAACTCCAGCAACCGTAGCCGCAGCACCTGTACCCGTCCGAGCAATCGCATTAAACACCTTAGTCCCATCAGTCGGCACTTTCATCGGTCCTCTGCGGATGGCTACGTAGATGTACTCTGCAGCAGACATATTATTAGGAACTTGTTGAAACCCAGTAGCAGTGGCAATAACAAAATATCCAGTGTTATTTGCCTCGATATCAATTGCGTTAGCATACAATCTTTTCTGTCCAGAAACAGGTGACCCACCTTTTAACCCATCCCGCATAGAGTCATATAACATCCAATTAGTGTTGCCCGAAGTAGAACTAATGTTTTTCAAAAGAATATATTGAGGCTCCCATCCAAGCGTAATATCAACAGGTGTGGCACCACCTCCTGTGCTTGTAAACGACCCACACTGAACAATCCCATCAGCACTGGGGTTGTGGGCAAATAGATATGCTACGTAGGTTGTTCCATTTGAGTTTGTATATGGGATACTTTCATTTACACCCATTCCTTGAATGAGATATAAAGTTGTGGCGCTGGCTACAGATGCGTCACTGCCTTCATATATGGATGCCGTCGATGTTGTGTTTAAACCGAAAGTGATGCCTCCTGGACCATATCCCATAGCAAAGTTACCGTTCGATTTTCGTGCGGCAACCATCCAATCCCCACCGGAGTTCGTGGCTTTGATCATAACAAGACCAACGTCACACCCTAGATTATGTGGGAGACGTCTCCCACCACCTCCTGTGCCATCCCCAGTCCAAGTCACTATATCAAAAAACTTAGCTTGCTTGCGGAATGACCATGAGGCGTAGGTTGATGCATTAGTGTTATAAACTGAGCTATTGGATAGTGAAAACCCAGTCGAGGTAAAAGCTGTTAACCCTGTCGTCTCTATAGTCTGTCCGGCATTTGAACTTGTAGTAAGAGCGTTAGTTGCACCGCGTACTGTGTCAATTAACTTGTTGTCTGTTGCTCCACTTCTACCTTTGATCCATACCATCCCGCCTTTACCAGCCAAATCAATCCCATTTGTAATATCTTGGCCTGGGCTGTTACCTGTATATAAATACGTACTAAACACATCCTCAACATACAATGGTGTACTAGCACCTGCAGCACTCATCACTATATTCTTAGCACTCATTATTTGATGTCCTTAGCAAGAACCAACCCACTCCAAGTTGTTCCACCATCGTGCGTGAAGAATCCTAACACATCTCTTCCTGCAGAAGTCAATGTGGGAGCAGTGCCAGCTGCCCATTTCATACCAGACCACCAAGTGACGGCATATGCCCCACCATTGGTCAAGTCGATGATGAAGGAAGCAACCGTACCAGTCACAGGAACATTCGACACAGTCAATGTTGATATGGCAGAGATAGTCTTGCTGAAATAGTTGCCCAAGGAAATGTCTATATTAAGAGCAGCTATTGCTACTTTAGTTTCTTTTAATGACACAACATTTAGTGCTGAAACAACAACATTATATGCTCCAGAAAAAGTAATATCTCCATTCATTACCCAACTTTTAGCATTAGCAGTATATATATTACCATTATTTAAGTACAATCCATAATTAGAAGATCCGCCTGTTGCATCACCATATAAACCAACATTCAAACCACCAACATGAGTATCGTTTGAATATCCTCTTACACCTATAGCAGATCCAACATCTGTTGTAGCAGATACATGAGCCTCTCCAACAACACCACCAGATCTAGTAGTTGCACTGGTATAACCAACACCATAAAGTCCAATACCATAAACATTAGCATCGCTAGAGTGAGCAGTTGCTTCTGCCATCAACCCTATATTATGACTTTCACTATGCTGAATGCCAGATAATGTAGCAGAAATTACAACATTTGTGCTTGGAAATCTTGCAGCAGTTGCTTGAGCGCCTATTAATACCTTTTGAGAAGCATCAATTGCAATAGCAGATACACCATTTGTTTGGAGTTGTAGTATACCAGAAGCATCAGCAGATGTGGCAAGACCACCTGCCCCAGTTGAGATTGCATTTATAGATGAAGCCATATTATTACCCTATTCTGATATTTGTCATTATAGCACAACCCAACGTGAGCCAGATGGAATTGTAACAGTAGCACCAACACCGATGGTCATTGGTCCAGTACACATTGCATTTTTATTTGATGATATTGTGTAGCTTGATGTAATGGTTTTGCTATTCTCAAAGAACACAGAATCGCCAACGCCACCAGTTGCACCACCACCTATTGATCCCCAAGCAGATCCGCTATATCCCTCGAACTGATTCAAGGTGCTATTGTATCGCATATGACCAGTTAATGGAGTTAATGGTCTATCTGAAGTTAATCCGACAGGCAACTTTAGTGCGGTTACTGATGTATTTGATAGATTGCCAGATACGATCAGATTACCTGAGATCGTACCGCCAGTTGCATCTAGTTTGTCGTTATTTAAATTTGAAAAGTTAGCATCTACTTCAGCAACAGTAAGAGGAGTTCCTTTCACTTGCCTTAGAACTATTGTTGACATTATGATTCCTTATTTAGTAATTTGGTGAGTAACATTTTGATATCATCCATATCTTTCTTTATAGTATTTATGTCAGATTCCATATCCACTAGTTTGGATGTAGTTTTCTTCTGAGCCATATACTTAGCATACCCTGATTTATCAACATCCACCACCAATCCAGAATTAGTCTTTGCTAGATTGGGGTGATTTTCGACTTGATTCATTATGCTAATGCCACAATTCTAAAGTCTCTCATTCTTGGAATTTTATTAGTGTTGGTTGATGTATATACAATCTTAACTGATATTGTATCAAATGGGGACAACCCTAATAGATGAATACTGCCCTCATTCAATTCTGTTTTGGTATCACTTGATACTAAGGTAGAATCAAAAGGTGCTTTGATATAAGGTAAGTTTTTAGCTATTGAACTGTCGCTTGCATTTGATATTTTGTAGTATATTTCTATATCAGCTACAGGAGGTTTATTGTATATGAAAAACAACTTAAATGATGTAGATGAGTTTGCAAATGTTAGTTCTTTTGAAACATATTTAGCTAAAGTTGTGCTGTTGGTTGGAGTTATTTCATCTCTGTATCTTCTTCCCCATAACATAGTCAAAGCAGATGGACTTTCTGTTACAAGGGCTTCACCCACAGTAAAATATGAATTGTCGGCTGCTATACTTGTTATTAGATGGATACCATTATTAGCTGCATTAGAACATCCTGTTACACTAACATAAGATCCAACAATAAATGTAGATATATTAGATTGAATACCAGCATTAGCAGTATTGAAGCTGTTGTTAGTTGAGCTTACAGTTATTAAGCTTGAAGATGAAGCAACGCTATCAAAATCAATATCAGATACGTTATATGCATTTGATGGATTGTCTATTCTATTTCCAGTAGTCACAACACTCAATCGGTGAGTATCAATCATTGGTGATAAGAAATCACTAGTTGATGATAAAGATGCATTTAGTTTAAACGATGCCCCATTAGTAGATTCATTATCTGGACTCATAACTAATATTGTTTCGTTTGTATCAATAGCAAAATTATTGGGTAATGGTGCTAATGTACTATACACAGTTGGTGAAGTATTACTTCTACCTTGATATGTATATTTGATATCAGTACCAATAGGTTTTAACTCTTGTATGATAGTTTGTATGTTATCAACCCTTACATTTTTAGAAATGGATAATGATGGGTCAATAATATTACCTGAGAACAATGCTGCAGAAGCAACAGTAACAGTAAATGTATCTAAGTCACAAGCAACTACAGTGAATGTTCCTGTTAGTTCTGCACTAGTTAGACCATAATATGGAGCTTCAGAAGCAATACCTGTTCCAGTTCCAACTGCTGTTGCAACAAACTTAACCCCTAGTGTATTTGCACTTGCTCCTATACAAGTCCAAGTTGTTGTTCCTACAGTGGTTATGACATAAGTCTTTCCTGATACAATAGAAG